TTGCCAAAGGTACTGTAAATTTACTTAAAGTTGCTACTGACATATCTTCTCCTTTTTTATATTTATAGTGTTTATACTATAATTTTTTGTTTATACCTTTCCTAGCCTTTATAGTCCTAGTTTGTCTATTTCGCCTGTGTTTTTAAGTCTGATTGGAATGAATATGAATTCAACTGACTTAACAGGTTCAATAGCAATATCAACATGTAATTCGTTTCTATCAATTCTGCTTGGTGTGTTGTTTGTGCTATCACATACCACAGCAAAATCATATAGTCCTCTTTGTCCTTGGACTTCTAGCAAGAATGACTCAACTGCTTGTTTGATTTCATTTCTTGTTAGTTCATCATTTGGTTCAAAGATAAACGGTTGTGCTAATTTATCTAATTGAGTTCTTAGGAACACTGTTAACCTAGCAACATTGACTCTGTCTAATGCACTTGTGCCGCTGTGTCTAGTTTTTTGTCCGTATATTGTTAATCCTGCTCCTGTTAAGAACGTGATTGGATTTACTCTATTTGACTGTAAAGTGTCTCTAATACCTGAACTTACTGCAATCACTTGTTTTTCACCTGTTGATGCTTTGATATAACCCACTGAAGTAGCATTGTCTACCACTCCACGTCTTATACCTGCTGGTGCAAACCAAGGAAAAGCAACGTCATCGTTCACTGCTAATGATCTCAGTACCATGTGACTCGGTGGAACAAACACGTCGTTGCCTGCCAAGTCTGATGTAGTACCCCATGGATAGTAAACTGCTGTGAATGAATCACTTGTTACTAGTCCATCTTCATCGTTACTTGCTGAACTGTTGGCGTTAGTCGCCCAGTTGCTGATTGCTGTTGAACTGTTTTCTAATCTTGCTGGAGAATCGCCAACAACAAATGCTGTGTTGCCTCTGTCTCCTGAAAGAGTTACCAGTTCGTCTATCAACTCAACATAACCTGGAGCCGCTAGTACGTTGAACTCTCTTTGTTCTTCACGTAATTGTGTGTTTGAACTCACTGCAGATTGTAAACCTTTTACAACGATTCTTCTCTGTGCCTTACGACCCATGTATGGAGAACCATCGGATTTATTACCACTTGCTGTTACCCACGCATCTGCTTCTGCAGGAAGTGTTGGATAATCATCTGTGCTACCAAAGTTTGTTCTAGTAAAGTAATTTTTTCTGAATTGCTTCACATTGTAACCTGATCTTCTTGTGTTGAACAACAACATGCCTTTTGGATAAAGTGTTGGATCTGGTTTGTCAATGTCTAGGTTATCACTTGTCAACAATGATTTGATTGTTGGTGGAGTTTTTGTAATCACGTTGCTGTCTGAATCTAGATGGAATCTTGCATCCGCAAATAGTATTCCGTCTTCTGACACTTGGTCAGTGTTATCAATAGAAACCCATTTTGCTCCGTCAACTTTTGAACTATCATATCTGTAAAGTTTTGGATAGTTTTCTAAATCACTTGAATCTAACCAAATATCACCATCTACAAGTGCTGTTCCATCTGACTGACCATCTGTTGCCCCTGGCTCAGTTGCTGAAACAATTACACCGTCCGGTGAAGTATTGCCTAAGTTAAATCCTCTAGCATCTGAAGATACATTCTTGTATCCTTTCCAAGTAGTACCATCATGTACCATGATGTCAACTTCACTTGCACTTGAAGAGTACCAGTAAGTTAAGTCACTTGGGTCTGCTGTTGGAGCCGACGCTGATGCTTCGTAAACTAATGTACCCCAGTTTGATGCCAAAACTTCATCTGAACCAAAAGCACCCGCTGGTATTGTGTAAAGGTTTGCAACCTTTGTACCAGTTGTGTCTATCGCTGATGCGTATGTAGAAGCATTTGAACTTCCAAATCCTGCGTCTGCAACAGGCGTACCTGATGTGTCGTTCATTCTAAAGTCACCACCATCACTGTGTGTCATTGTGATTGTGTCTGATGTTCTGTCATAACTTGCAGAAACGTATTGCATTCCTGCCGCTGCCACTGCCGCAACAAAATCATCTGCTGATGTGCCGCCTAGTGTGACAGTTGTGGTTGGACCAAATGTGCCATACTTTGTTGAATTTTGATGATCTCCTGGTCTAAGTGTTTCTCTGATTGTGAAAGTATCAGCCGCTGTAAATGGACTGGATCCTAATGCACTCAATCCAGTGATTGTGGTTGCACCACTTGCCTGTCTTTTGAACACAGTGTAAGCACCCAATGATGCGTTTGCATCAAACACTGTTGAGTCAGTTGCTGTTGTGCTGTCACCGGCAAAAAGGATAGTATCTCTTTCAGTTGGATTGACTTGCACATACAGATTTTCTGTTGTCAAGTTTGCACCCGCACCTGATTTGTCTAAGTTGTAAAGTGCTTGAGCATGAGTTGTATGCATCGGAGCACTAACAGTTGAGAATGCCGCTGTTGTTGAGTTGTATTTCTTAACTTTCACGTCAGCACCACTGTTCACTGCTGTTGTTTGGATCCAGACACTTCCTGTTGGAGCACTGTGATCGTCTGCTGTCTTAAATCCTGGATCAGTTGTGTGTGAACCTAGGTGTAATCTTGGAGCATCATAAGTGCCTTCTGTGATGCCTAGGTCTGCTAATGCAGTTCCTGAAACGTTTGCAATTTTAATTTGAGCACTTGCAGTCGAATCTTCTCCACCTGCTAGGTCAGTTGCATAAAGGACTAGTTTGTTGTTCACCTTTGCCGCTGTGACACCTGGGATTGCCGCTGAGTCATCACCACCTGCGTTGATATCGCTAACAACATCGTCCAGTGATGTGCCAGTCATTGCAATCACACTGAATCCGTTGATTGAAATTGTGTGTCCTTCAGTGACTGTTGCACCTGTAGTTGTGCCTTCGATGGTTGGCCATGAAGTTTTCCATGAACCGTACTGTGTAGTGCTGTCACCGGAGCCAACTTGTACCCACGCATTGTTTTTGTTTTTGTACCATAATTTATTGTTAGTCGCCGTAGTGTTGATTGCGTAATCACCTTGTGAACCAAATGAAGTTTTTGGTGCACCTGTTGATATTTCACCAACCAAGTTAAACACTTCGGAAATAATTTTTGGAGTCTTTGCTGTGAAAGATTGAGTAGATGAATTCCACTCTTTGATCCCCCAAACAGATTCTGCTGTGTCTAACCAATAAGTGCCGTTTGTAGGAGCGCCTGTTACTGGAGAACTAGAACCTGTGAGTTCGTCTAAGTTAACATCTGCTCTTGTAACGAATGCCTTGTTTGCTACACCTAATAGTGAGTAAGCGGCAAGAAGACCATATTCATTCAACTCGTATGCGTCACGAGCCGAACCGCTTGTATCTGTGTAGAACTTTGGATCGCCAAAAGTTTCTGTTAATTCTCTTTGACTTGTAATTGTGTAAACTGTTCCTGCGTTCGCTGTCAGTGTACCGGCCGCAGTGCCTGTTCCTGTACCTGAAGTTTTGTTTTTCGAAGTTGCTACAATGATAGACGGTACCATGCCTTGATCGGCTGGGACGTAAAACGATTCGTCTGTTACTGTAACTTCAACTCCTGCTGATGTTAATGCCATTTTTTTGGTCTCCTATATGGTTTTTTATATTTAGCAGATACTGATTATATTATACACTATACAGGTAGGTAAAAAAGGTGATGAAAAGGGCACCATAAATACTGTATGAAACGTCCTTTGTGCACCTGCGGGAACCCTGTTGCAGTAAATTATATCAAGAACAACAAGACATACTACAGGAAGAAATGTGACAGTTGTCTGCGTGGCGTTGTGAAGAGACAACCTAGATGGAAGACAGCAGGCTACACCAAGAAACACATCTGCGATAGATGTGGACACACATCTGAATATGACATGCAGTTCAATGTGTATCACATAGATGGTGATAGGAATAACTGTGCTTTTACTAATCTGAAGTCAGTGTGTGCCAACTGTCAGCGGATATTACACCTTGTGGGTATGCGTTGGAAACAAGGAGATCTTACTCCTGACTAGAAAGGAAATGCAGTAACGACTAGGTCTGTGTCGATCTTGTCATACAACTGTTGTACAGTACCATCGTTCTTCAGCAAAAAGTTGAAATCTATCTTTGCCCATTTCCATTCCGATGGATGCACATGCTTGGGTGTGATGTTTTCTTCTACATAATCTGTGAACCAATCAGGATCTTCGCCACGTGACACACGCCACATTTCGCCACCTAGGTCCTTTATAATTGCGTCCTCATGTGGGAATCTCACATCAGGTATCACATAGTTTGTATTTGGGTTTTGCAGAATGGTCTTCTTTAGCAGTATGGTCCAAGTGTGTACATGGAATCCATCACGTACTTCTGTGCCGAACTTCTGTAGCACAAATCTTGGTGTGATGTCTTCGCCCAGTTCTTTTGACCAAAACTCGTCCGGTGTTTCACGCCATTCTCTGCTTTCATCTGAGTCACCTTCCAGCAACTCACGTGGCCATTCAAATATTGCCGCCACGCCATCTTTAAGTTTGTCAGCGAATTTTATACGTTGGAAGTTGTGCTCTTTTATCAAGTGATTTGCGACTGTGTCTTTGCCTGAACCAATCAGTCCTGCGATGCCTATAATTTTTCGCATCCGCCACCTATTTCTCCTGTGCATTTCATTCCATGCAACATCCACTTTCTCGGAATGTCTAGTTCAAACATCATGAGCCCAACTAATGCTGTGAGTATGAATGCGAATAGTACAGCCATGATGTGTGTTCTCATTCGTCGTACCCTCCATCATCTTCTTGTTCTACGATTATAATTGGTTCTTTAGGATCACTCATGTTCGCCTCCTGGATCACCTTCGGGCAGTTCAACTTTTTTGCCGTTGACCCACACAGCGCCTCTGGCCCTGTTCACTGAATGATATCCCCATTTGTATGAAGATTTGGTAAGGCTGAATGTTATCACTGTGGTGAAGATTGCAAGTATCAATATAAAGTGTGCGACCACAGTGTATCCAAACACCACCCAACTGCTGAAATACAGTGAGAATGTAATGCACCACATCCATGCTAGGATTTGCAGTATAAGATGTCTCACGTTCTGGTCTGGTATGTGTTTGAGCGGATTTTTGTCGGCATTCATTACGCCATGCCAAGCATCATGTATAAATTCTCTCATGTTGCTAATATAGTATGATTGTGTGTTTTTGTCAACTAGCCAATAACGAATGACATTGGAGTCTGTCCAACTTCGTTATTGTTCATGGAAAGTTCTAATTTTTCCAGTTCTTGTGTGCCTTCTGCCTTCAATTGATCACCATTCAATGATGTGCCACCCTGTGGTCCTGCGATTGTGGCAAATTTTGATCTCGCTTCTCCCAACATGATTTTACATGTTGCCAGTGTGTAATCTCTTATCCATGGTCTAGCGTATCTGTCTTGTAGCAGTATGCCATCCGGCTTGTTGTTGTACAACCATAATAGCACAGTTTCTACATTGCGTTGCCTTCTTACAATTTCTAGTTTCCTTGTGACTGTGTCGTAGTAGAAGTTGATGTAGCCACCAAACATTCTGCCTACCATTTCCTGATATCCTGAGAACATTTCGTATGTTGCTAGTCCACCAATCCTGCCAGATTGTAGTAGGTAAACATTTGTGTATGCCAATTCAAAAGGATCAAAGAATGATCCACCCTCTGATGCATTTGCACCACCAACTGTTCTTCTGAAGATTTGTCTCACGTTGGTTACCTCTTCAGGCAAAGTATAAACATTGGTGTCTTCCTGTAGTTCTAGGAATCCATATGACTCTTCCACAGAACTTTCTGCACGTTGCTTGTATTTGTCCACTGCTCTTTCCAGTGCTGTTTCATAATGCTTAGGGTCTAATTCAACCTCTACCATGCCATCTCCCAGCATAGTTCTGCAGTGATCAAAAACAGATTGTTTGAGTGCCAGTGTGTTTTCTGGAGTTAGTACTTGGTCAACCATTGTACTATATTTATGTGTGTATCATTACAATAAATATGTGTGCAATGCCAAGGCTATCCATATACAGACCGGAAAAAGGAAAAGATTACAAGTTCTTTGATCGCAACATCAAGGAATTGTTCCAAGTGGGCGGCACAGACGTCTACATCCACAAGTACATGGGAATACATGATCAGGGTGAGACCAACGATGCTACCCAGCCAAAAAGGGCAACGATCGATCACATGAGCATACAGGACTTGTTGTTACTAGAGAACAGGGATCGCAAGTATGAATCAGATGTGTACACAGCAAGAGGCATATACACAGTTTCGGACACTGACTTTGATCTGACACAGTTTGGATTGTTCATGCAGAATGATTCTCCATTTATTGTGTTCCATCAACGTGACACAATCGAACGATTGGGCAGACGTTTGATGAGTGGTGATGTACTTGAGTTGCCACACAGGAAAGACGATTACAGTTTGGATGAGACCATGGACGAAACACTCAAACGTTTCTATCAGGTAGAAGATGTGAATGTCACAGCAGAAGGATTTTCACAGACATGGTGGCCACACTTAATAAGAGCAAGATGTAAACCACTGAGAGATTCACCAGAGTTCAGAGACATCATTGGCACAAGGAATGATGAAAACTCTACTGCATACAAGCAAGGCACAGGTAGACGAGACCAAGAAATTAATGATGCCATAATTGCCCAAGCAGAGGCAGATGCACCAGAATCAGGTTACAACACACAACCATTATATATTTTACCAGTAGATGACAACGGCAAAGTTGCCATTGTCACAGCAGATGAAGAAACAATAGATGCAGACACAGGTAGCATCAAAGCAGATAAGGTGATGGACTCACCAAGAAGTGATGGGTACCTACAAGGATATCTTACTGCTGATGGCATAGCACCAAATGGCGAATCATATGACTTTGGTACATCATTTCCGGCAGGACCTGCCAAAGGATCCTATCACTTGCGAACAGATTACTTGCCTAATAGGCTATTTAGATATGACGGCAGAAGATGGGTGCATCAAGAGGACGACGTTAAAATGACAATGACCAACTTAGACAGTAGATCAACATCGAAAACTAGTTTCATTAACAATGACACTATCACAACCAACAAAGATGGCACTACACTAAATGAACGAAGTGCTTTGAGTCAAGCATTGATAGATAAAGAACGTAAAACACCAACTGAAGATACGGATACCACAACATAATGGCAAACATTTCACACTTTTATGACGGGCAGTTAAGAAGATATATCATTCAGTTCGTGCGTATGATGTCAAACTTCCAATACGAGACAGGCAAGGATGCTGATGGCAACAAAGATCTTATTAAAGTACCTGTGCGTTATGGAGATATCAACAGGCAAGTAGCAAATATATTGAGACAAGGTTCAGAAAACGCCCTTGTAAGTGTGCCACAAATGGCGGCCTATATCTCAAACTTGTCATATGATAGACAAAGAATGCAAGAGCCAACACACATAGACAAGTTACATGTGCGTGAACGTTCATATGATCCAGAAACAAAAACATATTCAGGTACACAAGGTAATCAACACACAATTGAACGTATTATGCCGGTGCCATTTGAACTTACTATGAACTGTGACTTGTTTTCAAACAACACAGATCAAAAATTACAGATACTAGAACAATTATTAGTGTTGTTTAATCCAGCACTTGAATTACAAACCACAGACAACTGGGTAGATTGGACATCACTAAGTTATGTTGAATTATCAGATCTTACTTTTTCGTCGAGAACTATTCCAAATGGTACTGACGATGAAATAGACATTGCAACATTGCAATTCACACTGCCTATTTGGTTAACACCTCCAGCAAAAATTAAGAAACTTGGTGTAATAGAAAAAATTGTTGCATCATTGTATGACGAAGATGCATCTAAGATAGATGTGTCTGGCATCATAGGTTCTGATCTACTAAGTCGACAAGAGATAACTTTTGGAAATTACGGATTATATGTTGAAGGTAACAAGATAAGACTTTTACAAAGCAAAGACACATTCAGTGAATCTACAGGTGACGGCGCCCATGCTTCTTTACCTAAGGATGATGCCAAGACTGATTCTCAACTTGTGTATGGAAAAGAAATTCCATGGGTAAAGATACTGAGTGCGTATGGCACAATCACAGCAGGATTAAGCAAAGTCAAACTTGAGACCGCTATAACAACGGCCAACAACGAAGACACAGTAACTTACATCACAGGCACTATCGCAGAACACCCAACTGAAGCACATCAGTTATTGTTCACAGTTGACACAGATACTATACCAACTGACTCTGTGCCACAATTTACTAAAATTATCGATCCAACAGTGACTAAACCCACTGGATCAGAAGTTGATGGGGAAAGATATCTTATTACCCAAGCGATTGGTACTGACCTACACGACATTAACATCACAGGAATCACTCATGCCGGTGCGTCTGGCGTGGCAACTGTGACTTGTTCACTACCACATGGATTGGCAGTAGGCGACACTGTGAGGATCTCAGGCGCGGCACCAAGTTACTACAATGGCACAATAGGTGTTGCTTCAGTAACTAGCACCACGGAATTCACTTATAAGACAGTGAATCCAACCAATGCGGCGGCAAGTTCATCAGAACAAACAGCAGATCAAAGTTTAATCACAGCAGGTGGTGGATATTTAATTGTACCATCTCCATTGACGTCACCAGCACTAGGTGAACCGGTTGGCAAAACCAACAGAGCCGGCAGTGCATGGGGCAACCTTGTCGCTTCAGAATCAGACATAATACAATACAATGCCACAACCACTAAATGGAATGTTGACTTTGACTCTTCCAATGTTACCAATGTGCAGTATGCCACAAACAATACCACATCAGTTCAGTTCAAATGGACTGGTACACAGTGGCAGAAGTCCTGGGAAGGTGAATATGCTCCGGGTGATTGGGTACTTGACCTTTAAACCAATATAAATTATAATATAGTATGACTGAAATTGTTTGCAGTGGTGCACTATTCTATGCCAAGTCCACAAAACGTTTCATGCTCGTCCAAAGGGCAAACAAGAAACACCTTGGACAATGGGGCATAGTGGGAGGCAAGGCAGAAGGCAAGGAATTGCCTGTGGAGGCACTCAAGAGAGAAATATCAGAAGAGATAGGGGACACTCCTTCAATCAAAAAATTTATACCTTTGGAGATGTTCACCAGCACAGATCAAAAATTCTTCTTCAATACCTATGTGTGTGTTGTGGAGACAGAATTTGTGCCAGTGTTGAATGGTGAACACATCGGCTATTGTTGGGTGCAGATGAACTGTTGGCCAAAACCCATGCACCAGGGACTGTTGAAGACTGTTAACAGCAAAACAATCAAATCAAAATTACAAACTATACTGGATATTATTACCTAAAGATGTCTTTTGTTTAGAGGCAAACGGTTTTGCTATCACACCTGCGTACACTTGCAACGGAGTACCGTCTGGTAGTACCGTGGTTGCGAACCAAAGTTCACCGTGATAACCTTCTGCTCCGAACAGATCTGGAAAGTGCTCGATCATAGTCTCAAGTCTGATTAAAAAGTTTTCAGGACTGCTCACACATACTCCACTGGTCACAGCCAACTTCCATAAATCTTCTGCTTGTTTGACAGATTCATCTGTGGCTTGTTGCATCAAATCAGCGGACATTTTCAGTATCTCTGCATTGGCACACAGATGATCTACCCACACCATGTCGCCTGCCTTCCATTCATGGTCATCTGACTGTGCATAGTTTAGTGTAGAATAGACTACAAAAAAGAAAAATACTATTGCTGTGATGCCTGCAACGGCTCTAAAAAATTCGTTCAATGTGTGTGTCCTCGTGTATTTATTTGGATTGGATATAGGTTTTACCGGTCAGTTTTTCTATGTCACGTATCATTTCTTCCATGTTGATCCTCACAGTCTTACCGGTCTTCGTGTTGCGTGAATAGTACTCCCACTCACCCTGTTTGTTGTGTGGAGATATCTTGGTCACGTTACCCGCTTCGTCCCTAACGAACACTTCAGCACTGGATGCCTCGTCCTTGGCGTATATGTGTGCGTTGTTGGCCACACCAGATGGATCGCTTCCCACAGTCAGTGCGATAGGACTGCTGAATGTCTTCTGTCCTTGTATGGTTTGGTCATTTGTAATTAATACAACTGATGCCGCAGATACACCCAATCCTTTGCGTTCCATGTTGACCCTGTATCCGTTTACCACAAGGTTGGTGGTTGCACCCACACCTCTTAATCTCGCTGTGGTGTTGTCATAATCAGTTGAATAAGAGATCAGTTGCCTGTTGCCTGAATGTACTATACCGAATTCAGATTCGAATATGTTGTCACCGCCGTCTGCCACCACAACAATTTCCGACACTTGATATTCTGCTCCACCAACTCCTGCTGGTGCTTTCACTGTGTTGAAATAATGTGCGGCCTGATATGTTGTGCCCGCAGTAAGACTGTTTTCCCATGAGTCTACATTTTCTATTGCCGAATCCACATCTGTGTTTGTGATGATGGACACATTGTCACCTGTGGTTGCTTCTTCCGTGTCTTGTATCATTATTTTATAAATTTTGACAGATGTGTTTGCTGTTGCACCTGTGCCCAACAATCTTATGTTGCCACTGTCGATGTCCACATCATATGTCATCAAGTCAGCGCCTGTGGTTGATGTCCGTCCGTATGCTGAGTGATACACTGTGCTACCATCATGCACAGCATTGATCTTGATACATTCATGTCCAACGGTACTGCCATCACCTGTAGTTTGTGATGCAAGTATGAAATATTGCACACCTCTGTATGTTGATGCTGTGGTAGTGTCTAGTGATTCTTGAGCAGAATCAACATCGGAGTTCAGTGTGAGTCCTGTGTTCGTGCTGGATGAATCTGCTTCGGAGTTTGAACCTAGTCCTGTCCTAAACAGAGTGATTGAGTTGGTTGTTGAAGTTCCAGTAAGTTTTAATCTCACAGTTGATCCTGATATGTCTGTGGTGAAAGTTGCGAAAGCACTTGACCCAGTGTGTGTGATTGCATACTCAGAAATGTAACTGTCTGAACTGTCATGCACAAGATGTATGAATCCTGATTGGAACTCTCCGTTGATCTCGTCGTTAACAACATAATTGTACTTCACTGTCTGAAAGGCCGAAATAGCAAATGAATCCACAATAGTTGCGGAAGATCCAATCTGTCCTAGTGTGACCCTTGTGGTGTTCGATGTGTCTGCTTCTGCTTCTGATGAACCTGCAAGTGAACCCCATGACGTTCCGTCGTACCCTTCGAATGTACTTGTGGTGCTGTTCAATCTTAGTTGACCTGCTACTGCTGTTGGTCTTTGTCCAGTGGTACCTACTGGTACTCCAAGTGCACCTGTACCTAACACTCTTACATAACCTGATGAGTTAGCATCAAGTTCTAGGTTAGCGTTGGATTCATTTGTTGTGATTAGGTTATCACTAATGGTTATGCCATCAACTGTGACTGACGTCAGACCAGTCAATGCCGCGTCCAAGGCCACTGTCAAAGTGTTACTTGAACCTGTAGTTGTGATGTTGGCTCCGCCGGCGATGTCTAGCGTTTCTGAATCTAAATCAATACTCAGTGCTGAATCATCATCACCTTTGAAGTCTAAGTCCTGTGCAGTAACTTGAGCGTCAACGTATGCTTTGATTGATTGTTGAGTTGCAAGTGAAGTGTTACTATCACTTCCCAGGTTATCCTCATCAAGTATTGCATTGATTGAAGTACCATTGCTGATAGTAAAGTTTGATCCAACATCTAATGCACCATCGACTTGTAGACCATCGTTTACAACAACAGATGTTGAATCCGATGATGAAATTGTGTTGGTCACAATAGCCGCTGATGTGACTGATGTTAAAGATGTCAGTGTCGCATCCAATGCCACTGTCAAAGTGTTACTTGAACCTGTAGTTGTGATGTTGGCTCCGCCGGCGATATCTAATGTTTCACTATCTAAGTCAATTGATAGAGCGCCACCAGAGTCACCTTGGAAGTCTAAATCAGAAGCGGTTAATTGGGCGTCAACGTATGCTTTGACGGATTGTTGCGTAGCAAGTGATGTGGCACTATCAGAACTTAAATCATCTTCGTCTAAGATAGTTGTGACTGTTGCACCTGTGCCAATTTTGAAACTGTCGTTTACAAAAACGACACCACTGCTGTTTGCTTTGAATTCTAAGTTTGCGTTTGATGAATTGGTTGTAATTAGGTTGTCACTGATTGTAATTCCGTCAACAGTAATTGATGTGAGACCTGTCAGAGCAGTATCAAGAGATGCTGTGATTGTGTTGCCAGTTGCTTTTGTGGTGATGTTTGCACCTCCAGATATTTGTAATATTTCTGAGTCTAAATCGATTGCTATTGCTGTAGAATCATCTGCAACTATATCAAGATCCTCTGCCGTGAGTTGTGTGTCCACGTATGCTTTGATTGATTGTTGTGTCGCAAGTGCAGTGGCAGAGTTTGTACTCATATCATCTTCGTCTAAGATAGTTGTGACTGTTGCACCTGTGCCAATTTTGAAACTGTCGTTTACAAACACAACACCACTACTGTTTGCTTTTAATTCTAAATTTGCATTAGACGAGTTTGTGGTGATTGTGTTGCCTGATATATTAACACCATCAATTTGCAATGCACCACTGCCATTAGGCTCTATCAGCACATTAGCATTGGATTGTGCTGTTGATATTTTATTATCTTTTAGTACGATATCGTCACTGACATATATTGGCATGATGCAATATTTATCGGTAATTTATGTGATTAATCTACAGCAATTAGATTGAATTTGAATTTCTTGCCTGATTTGTTGTTGATGATAAACAAGTCGTCTTTGCCTTCTTGTATGGTCCATGACCCTTTGTCGTTGGTTAAATTCAAATCCGATGTGTATATGTTTGCAAAACGTTTAGAACTTGATCCTAGATCATAGGTAGCATTTGCTGAGGGCAGTATGTTGGCTTGCACCACAACATTGCCTGACCCATTTGTACGCAAAGATAGATCGGCATTTGATGCATTTGTGGTGATGTAGTTGTTTCTAATGGACACAGAATCAATCACCACAGAGCCTGTACCATTTGGTGACAGTGTTAGATCACCATTGGTGTTTGTGGTGCTGATGGTGTTGGCATCCATTTTGAGGTTATCAACCCCAAAGTCACCTTCAACTGTGAGTTTATATTCTGGAGATGATGTGTTTACACCAACTTTGCCTGTGTTGTCCGGAAACAACACTAGGTTGTTGTTAGATGTTGTTGATATGGTGTCACCGTTGATGGATATTTGATCAATGTGCCACTGTCCAATGGCTGTGCCTGTGGTTGTGCCTACACCCAGTTTTGCCTCCACTATTGCGGAGTCGGTGATCATGTCTTTTACTACTTTTCCTACGGCCATATAACGTATTTATTATAGCACTCAAGACACAAGGCTGTAAACAATTACAGCCTTGATAATGTTAAATTTATGCTTTGATTGAAACTACTGCTAAAACTTGGCCCATTGCTGAGTCAGTTTTTGCCTCTAGTGCTCTGCCAATCACGTTGAATGCAGTTGCTTCGCCTGGTTGTGCCATTCTTGCATAACCTGGAGTGCTTGAACTTACCAGTCTTGCACCTTTCGTAACTGTGCCTACCACATTTGTTGGAACTCTACCAGTCATTGCTACGAATGGATGTGTTCTATCACTATAATCTGCTCTGTCATTCATCATGAATGCCGCTGTATCATTGGAAGATACAACACCAAATACTTCTTCTGAAAGTTCAGTTGCAGTTTTTGTTATTTCATTCACGCCACCCAGTTCAACGATTGTGCCTGCTCCGTACTCGGAATCAGCATGATATCTCTCTGCCACATCCGAATATTGTGCCGCTGAACAAGTTGCTACCAGTGTACCTGCCGTCACTGTGATACCACCAGATTTATCAGCCGCTGTCGCAGTTGTTGTTCCTAGTGTGAACTTGTCTTCCGATTCGTCCCAGATGATCGCCGCATTGTTACCAGTTGAGCCACGCTCAAAGATGAATCCAATGTCGTTACCTGAAGATGAAATACCTGAATTGAGTTCTATGATGTTGTCAGCGATAGTGGTGTTGGTTGAACTGTTAGTGGTTGTTGAACCATTAATAGTCAAGTCACCTGTCACTGTTAAGTTGCCTGATACAGTCGCTAATCCTGTGTTGTTGATGTTCAATGCACCGGATGAAGAGATTGTTAAATCA